TAACTTTGTCAAGGGTATGGTTACTGTCAGAGGTTCTGAAAGAATTGCTATAGCAGTTTACAGACCTAACGCATTTGTTTATGGCACATTTGCCAGCGCACTTGCAAAGGGTTCTGCATAATCTCAAAACAGAAGGGGCCGGAACGAGTCCGGTTCCCTTCTTTTAAATCGCTCGCAATGAAAAAAGGATTATTTATATTAAGTATTTTAGCGTTAATAAGTTGCCAAAAGGAACAATGCAAGCAATGTACTTCGGTTGTGATCGTGAATGGCAAAACGGAGATATACCAAACACAACAATGTGGAGAGCATCTTGAAAAACAAAACGGTCAATTGATAATCGTTACCAATTCAACAGGAGAAATAACATACTTTATAATGACCACTTGCAAATGAAACACTACTACGAAAATATAAAAGGTTGGTTTGACTTTGAAAGAGTCTACCAGTTTGCCGTCAGAGGACTTTCAGGCAGGTTTCTTGAGGTTGGTAGCTATCGGGGCAAGTCATCTGCTTATATGGCCGTTGAGATTCTTAATTCAGGCAAGGATATTGAATTTACTTGTTGTGATACTTTCAGAAATGAAGATTGTCCGACTCTTCATGATATGCCGGGAGATAACCTTCCTGCGTTCATGAGCCATATGAGCCAATTCTCATTTGTAAAGGTCTTGCAAGGTAAAAGCATTGATTTTGCCGCAAATGTTGAGGATGGTTATTTTGATTTTATCTTTATTGATGCCTCACATGATTATAAATCAGTCAAAGCAGATATAGAGGCATGGTTGCCTAAACTGAGAAAAGGAGGCATAATTGGCGGTCATGATTATTCAGAATACTGGCCCGGAGTTAAACAAGCCGTTGCAGAGGTCTTTCACGCTGACTTTACTGTTATTGATAATTCGTGGTTTCATGTAAAAGAAAACCCTGTTTGTAAATTTCCTTTCCCTGTGGTGGTGATGAATTACAAGGATAAAAGAAAGATTCATTTTACTCAGGAAATTGAAAAATATGGTTTTGATTATACAGAGTTTCCATGCCTAACTCATGATAACGGAACCATAGGCAATGCGCTGACTTTTCAAGCTATTTTTAAGGCCAATCAAGGCAAAGACATAATAGTCCTTGAGGATGATGTTAAATTCATTCTTGACCCTTCTCAGATCAATTTCAAAGACTTCCCGGATGACTGGGATGTCATCTATTTGGGTGCTAACCTAACAGAGCAAACAAGTTTTGTAAATGAGACTGTCCGCAAGGTTCATGGAGCCTGGACGACTCACGCGTGTGCGTATCGAGCATCATTTATTGATAGGGTAATGAAAGAATTTGACCCACTTCGTGATCTTTGTTTTGATGAATGGCTCAGAGTTAATGCAAATAGCTTAAATTTGTATATCACTTATCCAATGTATGCAACTCAAATCAACGGATGGAGTGAGATAAACAAGAAAGAAATTAATTATCAAGTAATATTTAACTCACAGGAAAGATTATGAAAATACTCGCAATGGTTCACGGCTTCCCTCCTTACCATAATGCAGGCGCAGAATGGATGCTTTATGATATGCTTAAATACCTTGTTGATAGAGGGCATAAAGCTGTGGTTTATTTATCCGATTCAAAATATGCCAAAGAATACGAATACAATGGCATTGAGGTGAAAATTGATGATTTTGAAAAGCGCAAAGAGGAGTTAAGGTCAACTGATCTGATTATCTCGCATCTCGACCGCTATGGTAAGGCTCTAAACATCGCTGAATTTTACCATAAACCCTATGTTCTTTTGGTGCATAATACTAATATCTATGCGGGAATTCCTGAGAAGCATAAACCCGCAATGAACGAACGCTTTGTTTATTGCATTTATAATAGCGAATATGTCAAAAAAGCCTTGCATTATCCTAATCCATCTATTATTGTTCACCCACCGGTTAACCCTGACAGGGTAAAGACAAAGAGAGGGGATAAAATCACCCTTATTAATCTCTGGAAAGACAAAGGTGGTTTAGTGCTTCAGGATATAGCCAGGTCAATGCCAGAACAAAAGTTTATCGGCGTTAAGGGTGGATATGGTGAACAGGAGATTGCAGACATCAAAAATATTAAATATCTCGATAATACGCCTGATATAAAAAAGGTTTATTCACAGTCTCGTATTGTGTTGATGCCCTCTAAATATGAGAGTTACGGCAGAGTAGCAGTTGAGGCAATGGCCTCCGGTATTCCTGTTATTGCTCATGTCACACCTGGATTAAAAGAATGTTTAGGTGAGGCGGGTATATTTTGCGACCGTGAGAACACGGCCGAATGGGTTGAGGCTATCAAAAAGCTGGATGATGAAAAGGTTTATAAAGAGGCTTCTAAATTAGCTCTGAAAAGATTTGCAGAGATACAAGAAAAAACGGTTCAGGAGCTTCAGGATTTTGAAGAGTTTTTGATTAAATGTGTCAACAAAAAAGCATAATCATGGCAAAGAAAATCATTACCGATAAGCCGACCGAAAAGGTTGAATATAAAATGAACATTCCGGTAGGATTTGTAAAATGTGTAGTTCTTATTCCTTACGAAGATAAACTCAAAGATCAGGAGCTTATATTGGTTGAAAGACGTTACAAATCACTTGCAGCAAGGGGATTCGTGAAATGAGAAAAATCTGGATAAAAACGGATGCAACAACTGAGCCGGTCACATTGACTGAGGCTAAACTGTACTGCAAGATCACTGGCACTGGTGATGATACCATTATCACCAATCTTATCAAGGTTGCTCGTGAAGAACTCGAAGCATATACAGAGAGGTCACTGGCCGAAAAAACCTATTATGTTGAATACGATAAGATCACAAGCGAGATATTTCCCCTACCCTGTCATCCTATTAAATCAGTTAGTTCAGTTAAATTAATTGATGAGGAGGGAACGGAGACGGTGTTAACCCTGAATACTAATTATTACCTTATTGGTGCGCCATTTACTCAGATGCGAATATCGGGTGTTTATTCAACTCGCACGCCTCGTCTGTTGATTGAGTTTATTGCTGGTTATGGTGCCACAGGGTGCCCAGCACTACCACAGGCTTTGAAAGATGCTATTTTGAAAAGGATACTTGTTCATTATACTCACAGGGGCGATGAGGGGATAGTGAACAATGAGGGATTTGAACTTGCTTCACCATATAAGGATAATAAATGGTTAGCGTAGGGTCAATGAAAGATACGGTAAGCATTCAGGCGCAAAGTGCGGTGAGTGACGGGCAGGGTGGTTATACCTCCACATGGTCAACCATTGCGAGTGAGTGGACAAAAGCTACTCAGCTAAGTTACTCCCGCGCTTTGCTTGATGCAGGAGTTCAGTTTAATACTGCTTATCAATTTGACTTACGCAAACGGGGAGATACTTATATTCTGGCAGGTACCCATAGGATTGTTTTTAATTCAGAAAACTATACCATTCATTCAGTGGTTGAAGGGCCGGAAGGATGGTTAAAAATACTCGCTTACAAATGATAAAACTCAGTTTACCACCTGCAGAAATGAAAGCTTTCCGCAACTGGACTGAGACAATCAGTAAGGAGGAAGAGGCGAAGCTAAAGAACTTAGTTGCAAGGTCGGGTGAGATGATTACTTATCACGCTAAACTTGATGCACCTGTAAATAAGAGAAAGGGCGCAGGGGGAAGACTAAGGAGCTCTATTGCCTCGTCTTATTCATCAGACGGGCTAACTTTTACCATCGAGGTGAATGTTAATTATGGAGCCTATCAGGAGTTTGGAACCGGCAAATTTGTGAGGATTCTTCCGGGTTATGCGGATATAGCTTCAGAGTTCAGAGGAAGAGGAATAAGACAGGTCAACCTTCAGGCAAAGCCTTATCTTTTTGATAACTATGAAAGAGCAAACAATGCATTTTTAAAAGAACTTAATAAAATGGGATTCAATGAAAGACCCATGTGACGATATAAGAGACTGGATATATGCAACGCTGAACAATGCCGTGAGCTATGGTGGCTCAATTGTTCCTGTTTATTCATTTCCTCCATCGGGGGTGGCTAAACCTTATATTGTCATTGGCGATCATGAGGCGGGGGAGCCGGAAGGAGTAAAAGACAGTTATGTTTGGGACGTGATGACTACCATTGAGATTTACACCTCATTCCCGAACGCTACAAACGCAAGCTATCTCTCATTAAATAGCATATCAACTCAAGTGCTTCAACTGCTTGTTCAAAGAGCTTACGGAGGTTATGGGGTTGAAGATGGAGGAGTTCATTTTAATAATTTTCACCTCATTAGCTGTAGACCTACAGGGATGAGAACCGAACGGAGGTTATCAGATACAGAAATAATGCTTTACAAGGAACTGAATATTAATCAATTATTGGAGGAACTATAAAATGTCAAAAGTAAACGGAACAAATTTAGTTGTGATTGCAAGCGGAGTTTGCATCGGAGGGTCAAACTCTTGCACGCTTAATGTGAACATTGACCTGCCGGACACCACTACAAAAGACAGTGCGGGATGGGCAGAACACATCAGAGGTAAACGGGATTGGTCAATTGATTTTGAGGGTCTTTACGATCCGGCACTTGTTTACAATGCCGAAGAGCTTATCGACTCAATCATTAACCGTATTGCCGTGACGGTTGAATTTGCAACCGAGGGCGTTGGCAATGGCGGCCAGAAATGGTCAGGATCTGCATCACTTAGTAAACATACCCTTGTTGCTCCGCTTGAAGGACCAGCAACAATATCAGGTACATTTACCGGAAACGGTGCATTAACAAAAGGAACAATCTCGGCATCTTAATTTTTAAAAATCACTCGCAAATGAATAATTTATCAGGTTACGGAGTTTTTGAGATAGCAGGAGAGAAGTTGCCGTTTAAATTTGGCGTTAATGCTTATGCTTTGTTTTGCCAGTATCGGGGTGTTGATTTGGATAAAATTGCCACAACGGGATTATATGGTGAATATGACTCAGACGGCAAGCCAACGAAAGACCCTGATGTAAAGGCGAATATTGAGCTTGCCTATTTCGCTTACCAGACGGCCTGCCAGATGAAGGGTGAAGATACACGGTTTAACCTCATCACTTTCCAGGAAATGATGCAAGAGGAGTATGATGTTTTGGTTAAGCTTTTCACTCTGAATCTTGAATCTAAGTTGATGGGACGCACTCTTACAGAGATTGCACAGGACGAAACAAAAAAAAAGAATCAGTTAAATGGTGCGAAATCATAGATTATTGTATCGGAGAGGTGGGAATAAAACCCTCAGAGTTCTGGTTCCTTACATGGGGAGAAATAGATGTTATTTGCCGGGGCTATGAAATGCGCCTTGCCAGGAGCAGAGAGTTACCGAGGTACATTGCAACCATACTGATAAATGCGAACAGAGGTAAAAATACTCAACCGATAAGTCCTGAAGATGTTTTGCCATTGATAACCGATAAGAGAAAATCGCCTGTTAAGTTGATGACAAAAGAAGAGTTTGAAGAAATTAAAAGAGATGTAGAGGTACGCTATGGCAGAGAAGAAACTAACGGCTAAATTAGGGATTGATTCAAAAGAATTTGATCAGGGATTAAAAAAAGCCTCTGGCAAAGCAGATGAATTTGGAGGGAAGGTAAATAAGATGGGCGGCATGATAGCCGCTGCTATCGGAGCCGGTGGTGTTGCCATGGCCTTTAAGACATTAAAAGGGATTTTTGAAAGCACACAATTAACGGGCGATGTTTTAGAACAAAAAATAGCAGGAATACAAGCTGTCGCCGCCAGTGCCGCACAAAACATAGCAAATCTCGATTGGTCTGTTTCGCTTCGTGATGCAAAAAGAGCGGCAGAAGAATATGCTGCCGTATTAGATGACCTTGGAGATAGGCAGCGTTCTATTCAAATTATTTCCGCAAAAAATTCTGCAGAAGCGGCCAAACTAAGGGGAATATTAAGAAATTCTACACTTAGTGAAACTGAGAGGTTAGATGCTACGGAAAAGCTTAAGGATCTATCTGAGGAGGAAATTAAACTAAGGGGTGATGCTGCGCAAGAAGCATTAAATGGTATAATAAATCAAAATGTCGAGAAATACAAAGGATTAAAACTCACCCTTGAAGATGCAAAGGCTGTAAATGACTTTGTTCAGAATTATGCGTATTTTACAAAAGAACAGCAAGAAGCGTTAACAGCAGCACAATTACAACAAAAGTATCTTGACACTTTTGTTTCTCAAAGCCAATATATCTCAAAGGGGTATGGGACGTCAGTAGATTATGCTCACGAGTTAGCTGCCGCACAGAAAAAACTTGCAGAGTTAACATCACAGGTTCCTCCCGAATTACAGAAATACATTGCTCTTTGGCGTCCAATCAATGACATGAGTGATAAGCAAAGACAAAATATTGCGGATATATATTCACAATGGTACAATGCTGTAGCTCAAATACAAAATTATCTTAATATTGCCGATAGAACCGCAGATAGGATAAATGCAATAGATGATGGTGTAAAAAGTATTGCAAATACTCCCCTGCATGATGTTGAATCAGGAATATCAGTTCCTGGTGGTGGTACTCTTGCGGGTGCGCCTTCATTATCTACCATTCCCGGAACAGGATTAGCAAAAAGTCCTGTTAGTACAATAGCAACGGATGGTAAAGCAGCAATTGAAGCTATTAATTCATTAGGAAATTCTTTTGACAGTTTAGGTAATTCCATTGGTGGTGCTGCCGGTGCATGGGTAAGTTACGTTGGGAATATCCTTTCCGCTGTTCCGGGTGTTGTCGCTGCTTTGGCTGCCATGACTGCCGCATCAAGAAAACACGCTTCAGCCAATGCACTCGAAGCTGGTACAGGGGCCGCTGCTGCCGAGGCTGATATACCAATTATTGGACCTATTCTTGCTATTGCTGCTATTGCCGCTGTAATGGCCGCTATACTCTCAATGCCTAAGCTTGCTAACGGTGGTTTGGCCTTTGGTCCTACAACTGCAATGGTCGGTGAATACGCCGGAGCATCAGGCAACCCTGAAGTAATTGCACCTTTGAGCAAATTACAAACAATCATGGAGCGCAGCGCAATGAGTGGTAGGTTATCAGCAAGATTACAGGGACAGGATATAGTTATTTCAGTTGAAAAGACAAAGATGTCACATAATAATAATACTTAATGGCATACGCTACAATATACAGGGCTGAGTTTAAAGACGTTTTAGGATTACTCTGGCGTGTCGACATTGAACTTAATGGGTGGTCGGGGGGTATAACAAATTTTGTAACTACCGGCGAGCCGCTTACAATTGAGATGTTAAATAATGGTGATGATTGGGTTTCTGCATCCATTCACGGCAGCACTGTTAAATTAGGTGTGTATGCTTATTCTGATTTTCAATGGACCGCACTATATAACGGTATTCAACTCTTTCGAATGTCGGTTTATTATGGTGCATCTTACACTTTATATTGGCGTGGTTTTCTTGATCGAGACGGTTATGAAGAGAATTATGATATGGTTCCCTACCCGGTAACTATTAAGGCTAACGATGGACTTGGGATGCTTAAAACGATGCCTTTTAAATACACGACTACAGTTGAAAATGACACTTATTATAATTTCCGCCAGACAGAGGCATATATCTTAAACGAGATATTCAACAAAATAAACATTACCTCGTGGAAGGAGTTTATCAATATCTATGAAAGCACAATGGCCAATGGTGTAGGGGATTCACCTCTCGTTCAGGCTGCTATTGATGTGGATATTTTCAAGGATATGAATTGTTATGATGTGCTTGAAAAGATCTTGAGTAAATATGATGCCGTCATTGTTCAGGATATGGGCGAAATGATTATATATCGGCCTGTGGAGATTAATCAGGCAACTGTTTATGGTCGCAAATTTACAAGCGCAACGGCTTTTACATCTACTTCTATGGCTCCCGAACAATTTATTAGTCGGTCTGGCAGGAGAGGTAATTTTATTATTCCTGAAGGTGGTAGTCTTTCACTTCAAACGCCGCTTAAAAAGATAACAATT